TTACTTATAAGGTACTTTATCCAACAGCGCTATAATATTTTGTTTTACTTTAACTATGTCCCTATTCCATTCTGTCGGGTGCATACCCTTTTCATATTGCGGGTAAGGTTGCGGCTTTTTGCTGAACTTAAACCGTTTACATAGTGGGTAAATATATCGGTATGTTTTAACTTGAAACGTTTTTAAGTCGCCTATTATATAGGCTATGTTTGAACGCAGGTAACCAGTAGCCGAGGTTGTATTGGTTAATATTTGCTCGGTGCGCTGATTGACAACAAACTTTGTCCAGTGGTAGCCGTAATACTGAAAGTTTGCCGCCTTGTAGATTGTTCCGGCGCCTAACCGGCCATCGGCGAAGCTCTGTACCGCAACTATATTTTTATTTATCCGGCGCAATAGCTTAATAGATGCCGATATTAAAACAGTTTCGGCATTTTTGCCCAATACATCGGCTATCCACATTCTGTTTAACTCACACATCCACGCCGCCGGGTTTGGGTGTTCAAATATCCGGGCTTTGACGTTTTTCATATAACCATAAACGGCAACGCCTAAGCAGTCATCCGGTTGGTCGGCTTTAAATATCCCGAAATTATAGACCCCAAAGCTGCCGTCATTCCATTTATGACTGTAATGATTTTTTATTGTCAATTCTTTTGCTAACTGTTTAGCAACTGGCTTTATAAGCAATTCGCCCAAACCAGACGTACTTTTCTTTATTATTAAATCTTCCATAGGTATTTTATATTTGTGGCTCTGACGCAATAAAAAAGGTACGGACATACCTAACACAAAGGCCTTAGCCCTTGGCTTGGTATGTCCGTACCTTTATTGTTTGCCTACTGCGTCAGAAACATAGGCAAACAAAGTCAGGGGCTTTTTTTATTCCCCCTCTACCGGTTCGGGTGCGAATTGTGCGGCAATGGCTGTAAACTCGGCTGCAACGGCGGCCACTAAATCGGCATCGTATTCTCCGTTTGAAAAGATTACTTGCACCTGGTTGTTTGCCTTATTGATAAATACCGTTTGTTGCTGCTTGGCGCCCTGTGCCTTAATTGCCGAGGGCGGGTTGCCGTTTTCGCTTTCGTACTCAAAACCTAAATTCCAGCTATCTTGCTGCATGTTATCGTAATATTTGCTTACGATTTTAGTGTTTGTCCTTGCCATTTTTTGTTTCCTCCTGTTTTTTGATTTGTTGATATTTTTTTGATAAATATTCTGTGATTTGGGTTTGCACCCACGGCTTGTAATAGGCCGCTAACTGCACAATCGTTAAAATTTCTTCTAACTCCTGCTCGGTTACGTTGGCGGTTTCACCTTTGTGCAACGTGCGGGCAATGTCGCTTACCTCTATGGTAGAAGCTGCCATAAATATTTTATTGGCTGTATTTTTAGCTAAATCTTCTATTTTGAAAAGCTGCCCGTTTAGGTCTTTAACCTCAACCTCGTTGAGGTTAATTGCTATTTTTTTTGTTTCCATTATGAACGTCTATAAAGTTTTCCTGTAGTGTTATGGCGGCAAACGTATTGTACGTCGCTTGTACTTACCCCGGCATCGTTTATGTGTTGTATAGCAGCGGCATTCCATATAATGCCGCCGCTTTCGATATATAAAGACACATTACCGTTTGACTTAGTACTGTTAGCAGCCTTTAGGTATAGCGCTATATTTTGTCCGGCAAATATTCCGGTGTTTTCTGTTGTGTTTTCAATCCGGAACGTGATTGTATCGCTGCTACCGCCGTAGTTGCTATACAAATCAAATGCTATTTCGCGTTTGTTGGGTGCTGTTTCACCGTTAACTCTGTATAGAAAATAGCTTTCGGCCAGTGTTATGTAATTTGTGCCAGCAGTCCAGGCACTATCATCGCCCATGTGCAAATCATTCGTGCCAATTTCTAAAACGCCTATATGTCCCGTGGTTGCCGCTACCGTGGTAGCGACTATATCGAGCGCCTGAATGTAGGCTGCGTTAATGATGTTGGATTTGATATAATCGGCATCTAACAGACTGCTTTTAATGTATCCGCCGTCTATTATGGTAGTTCCTAACTTGCCAAGCTCTACAACGTCCTCGTAAGCCAAACTTTTTAAGCTGGCCACTAAAGCCGTATTTGCGGCGGCGGCGGCATCGGCGGCAGCTTGTGCGCTGGTTATATCTGCCGCTACATCTTCGGGGGCTGGTGTCCAGTCGGTTGCTTTGTTGCCACTTTCCGCTTTTGTCCATTCTATTTCGAAATAATCACCGGCATCACCTTGCGCCAGAACAAGGAATAAAGAGCTCCCATCGTTGATAAACGGTAAACTAATTATTCCGGAATCACCCACTAAGTCAGCACTACTAAGCGTGACATTGTTGTAAAGAAACACCCGGCTACAGCCGTAATTAACAACCTTAGCCGAAAACACTGTCTGACCTGCTGGCATTGTCAAAACAGTGTTGTATATTCCGCCACCATTAACGGTATCTGTTAATGTAACTCGCACTCCGCCAGGTATTATTTCCAACATTTCTTTTCCAGAGTTACTATTCCACCCTGTAAACCCACTTAGAAAACGGCTGTTTTTAAGGTAATTCCTACCCCCAACCTGCACATTATCTACCGCCGTATCTACATAACCCGTTGTAGCCCCGCCGCCATCTGAAACTATTTGCGAAGCGTTGAGCCGGGCGGCGTCTATCGTGCCGGACTTGATTGCGGTTGCATCCAGTGCAAGGGCGTTGATGTAAGTAGATGTTACTACGCTGGCTTGTATCCAGTCGACGTCTAAAAGCGTGGTTTTTACCTTGCCGCCGTCTATGACCGTATTGCCCAATTTTGCCACTTCTACAACGTCCTCGTAAGCCAAACTTCTAAGGCTGGCCACTAAAGCCGTATTTGCGGCGGCAGCAGCATCGGCGGCGGCTTGTGCGTTTGTTATACCGGCATCTATATCTTCGGGGGCGGGCGTCCAGTCGGTAGCTTTGTTACCTTTTTCAAACTTAACCCAATCAATATCTATATAATCGCCTATATCCGGGGTAGTAAAAAGAACATATACCCATGTATCGGCATTGGTAGGTACAATTTGTGTAGTTACTATGCTGTATTCGGTAGATACGTTTAGCTGACATATCGGCGCCGACGGTGAGAATGCTAACAAAATAGACACCGTTGATTTTATTTTTAGACTTAGCGTGTAGGTTTGTCCTGGTATTAACGGCGTTGTAAAATACATGTAAAAGCCGGGCGTTGAACTATTTTGATTACTAATCACATGAAGCACCCCGTCAATATTGCTTATTGTTACGTCTTTGTTTGGGAATACATTTTCTATACCGTTTGCAAAAATCGAATTGCGAATTAAATTCCTACCGCCAACCTGCACGGCATCGACGCGGCTTTGCGCATCAGCCGCGGCGGCCAGAATGGCGGCGGTTTGTGCGGCGCTGGCTTTACTGGTGGCATCACTTGCGGCGGCATCTATGGCGTTACTTTGCGCCGCGTTGGCCTTGCCGGTAGCATCGGCAGCAGCGGTTGAAATAGCTGCGCTTTGGGCGGCATCGGCTTTACTTTGCGCCCCGGCAGTAGTTTCCGCATTCCCGCCCGTAACTTCCACCACGCCTTTAAAATGCCCGTCTTTCAGGTAGACATTTTCGCCGTACAATCCATAACCGCTAAGGGCGCCAAAGTCGGCGTCGGTAATGCCATCTAAGCGCCCTAAGCGTACCTTTGTTTTACCGGTTAGGTTGCTACTGGTAACACCGTCTAACACATCTAAGTAAGGCGCATTGGTATCGCTGGCAGTAAGATACAATAAGCCTTGCCGGTCGGTATCATAACTATTTCCGAAGCGTACCAGTTCATCACCAACCGCCGGGGTGTCGCCCTCATTTAATTCCAACCAATAATACCCGGCTTCTAAATCGACAATTCTACCCCAATAATATTTTTGCGAAGTGCCGTTAAACACCTGACATCTTACAACATCGTCAAATGAGAGTGTAAAACCATCATCAAATTTTAGGGCATAATAGTTACTAAACAGATAATTGCACTCGATTATTTTACCGGTATCTGTTACGGCAATAGCCCCGTTTGTGCTGCGTATCTTATTAACTACTAATTCGTAAACATTGAACTGTTTACGAACCGTAAGGCTGTCGAATGTAGCGTTACCGGCTTCGTCTACTTTAAACCCGCTACCGGCTAAGCCGCTTACAAATTCGGTTGAGGTAAGCGATTTTACACGCACGTCGCTATCGGTTTTAACCGGCTGGTTTAGGTAGTCGGCAAATTGGTTGCCGTCCCATTTGTCACTGTCGGCGGCGTAATCGCTTAATAAGCTATGCCCAGCTTCGGGGGCATAATCGGCAATGCCCGCCTTTACCTTTGTGCCGGAAAGTAACAAATACCCGTCCTGTTCGCTCAGGCGGTTAAGGAATAAGTTTTTACGAAGCTGATTTATATCCAGCAGGCCGCTACTTTCAAGCAGTTGCAGCGTTTTTTGTTGCTGCTGGTATTGGCGAACAATTTCGTTTGCGCCTATGGTATCGCTCCAAACTACCTCGGTGTAATTATTTTCGTCTTGCAGGTCGCGGGTGTACTTCGCTATACGAAGCTCCACGTTTAGCCCCATATCGCCATCATACAGCGTTGCCGTATTGCCTAATTGAACATCAACAGCATTTTGTTTGATAAACAGACGATCGCAAGTGGCGGCATATTCGAGTAAAAACGCCGGTTCGCTGTTTTGATTATAGTAGGCATTACCGGCGGCAGCTAACTTGTTTTGCGCCTCTATTACGTAGCTTTCGGGCATAATAATATCGACAATAATATACTTATCGCCAACCGCCGGACGTAACAGGTCTGACGGCACGTCGATTGCCGTTTCGTCCGTGTTTTTGTTTATGGTAAACTGCTTTGTAGCGGCGTTGTAGTTAGATATAGTAAAGGTATAACCGGCTAATTGCCCGGTTTGAAAAGTCACTTTAGCGTCAAGCCCCGGCGCAAGCTGGGCGTTAATATCGAAATCCATTTCGCTATCGCTAAAATACTTCCAGTTGCCAGCCCCGGCCACAACGCCGGTAATAGTTCCAACACGTTGCGGGAATATGTCGGGAAATATTTGCGTAGCTTCAATAAGACCGTAAAGGGCTACTTTGCCGTTATCTTGTATATAGGTAGCACCGTCCGGCAGCAATAAGCTGTTAGCGCCGTAATTGGGCGGCAAATTGGTACTACCGCCACGCACGTAAAGCCGGGTAACAATATTAGCATTGGTTTTATTCTGCCGCTTGATATTGTACAGGCCGTTGCCTTTGCCGTATTCAAATGTTAATTCGCTGGCCTGTTCACGGCGTTGCAAATGGATAGTTTTGTTCTCTATCCAAAATTCTGTACTAAACGTGCTGGCTAAATCGTGCAGCGCCTGCAAGCAGTTTTGCGCCGAATAGGTAAAGTTTTGATAATCGGTTTCGTCTACTACGCCAACCGTCCAATTTGCGCCGGGGTAAGCCCGGTTTATATTTTCAACTATCAGACCGACAATGGTAGCGGCATTGCCCATTAAGCTAAACACCGGCTCTAACAAGTCGTTGTCCGGGTTAAGGAACTGCAATTGCACTTTAGCCAAATCGTAAAATTCGGCCTCAAACTGCAAGGTATATTCAAACCGTCGGTTGCCTTTTTTCTCTACGCTTGGCGATAGGTTTAATTTGTATGTACGCCCATAAACGGTAACATAATCGTTTATGCGAAAGTCTACATATTCGGATAACGTAAACTGCATGTCGACTATGTCAACGCCCATTGCTTCGCGTTGCTGCTGGCCGGTTGGCTTTACAGCTTTAACGAGTGTGGCGGGCGCACCGGGACGATATATGTTATAGGTAGTTGCCATTAGTCAATAGGTGTTATGGTGGCGGGGTAATCGTCGATTAGTACCAGGTTAAAGGATGCTATACTTCCGTAATCCTGCCAGTTGCTTACATCGCTGTACAGTAGCGTATATTGCCTGTTGATGCCGTAAGCCTTAAAGTTGAAGTATCCGGCGGTTTCTATCAATTCCTTAAAGGCTTGCAGCTTTGCTATATAGTCGGCCGTGTCGTTGCCTTTTAAAAGTACCGGGATGTTTAAAATCCGGCTTTCAAACACGGTTTGCTCATCGTCACGTTCTGTACCGTTTTCGTCGTTCCAATTGGTTTCTACGCCGGGTTTACGTTTAGCCAGTTTTAAAAGCTCCTTATATGTACCCTGCAAAAACATCAGGCCATAGGTAGCCGCATCAACGTTGTTTATTTTAAATAGATGTGCCATTTATTAACCTCCCATTGCCCGGCTTACGTTGCCGGAATTGTTAATTTTTTTATCGATGCTGGACAGCGAAATCTCAATAGCGTATAGCCTATCGGTATTATTTGCGGTACGTAAGGTATTGGCCGCTATTTCCTGCTGTGTGGCGTATTGCATACGCATTACCGCCAGTTGCTCGCCGCCGGTTTGGCTCATGGCTGCGAAGCCATTACGGGCAATTTCGTTACCCTCTAATGTGGCGATACGCTGGCCGCCAAACTGCCCGGCAAGTAAATCGGCTTGCTCGGCGGTAATACCTTTAATAGCGCCGGAAAGCGTGTTATCTGTTGCCGTGCTGGTACTGGTAAAACTTACGCCTGTTACCTGTTGCAGTTGGTTAAACTTGGCCGTGCCGTCTGCTATAATTTTATCGTATTGCGTTTTTAAAGCAGCTATTTCCTGCTCAGTTAGCTGGCTATCACTGTCAGCAAAGGCAGAAAATTGATTGTAAAAATCCTGTAGTTGGGCTTTAATAGCTGTTGTTTTAAAGCTGTTAATAATGGACTTTTTAATAAGCTCCTCGAAATTACCGGCAAAGTCCTCGGCGGCTATTGTGCCTTTTGCGAACATGTCGATAATGCTATCGGCCAGTTCATCAAAGCCTACGCCTGTTAGTTGTTCTTTGATAGCATTGTTAGCCTCGCTGATCTGCTTTTGCATGTTGATGTACGACTGTGCAATTTTGGCCGTCTTTTCGTCGAGCTTGCCAGTATCGATTAGCTTTTGCAGGGCTTCCAAGTCGTCCGTCCATGCCGTAGTACCGGAGTTAATTATATCAAATGCTTTTTTCCAGTCACCACCAACCACCCCGGCCTGATTCTTAATCACTTTTAGAGACCATTCACCGCTGTTATATTTTGCAATAATATTATCAACAACTTTATCTTCGCCGGTAATCCGGTATAAGCCCTGCAATTGCTTTTTTGCCTTATCGCTTTCGTCTTGCAGGCTTTGTAAAGCGCTTGCGTACTTTTCCAGCTTTTCGGTTCCGTACGCCTCGTTTGCCGCGTCGATTTGCCTTTGCAGGGCTTTGGTTACAGCCTCGACCTGCTTTAATTGCATTTCCCGCTCATAAGATTCCTGGGCTGCCCGTGCTTCTGACCGGTCGAATAAACCGACAATACCCTTAATAATACCCACGCCAGCACCCAGCACACCCAAACCGGCAGAAATTTTGCCCACGGTATCGGTACTGCTATCATTCAGTTTGTCTATATTTTTCTGAACGTCAACGTAGCTTTTAACTGCATTAGCCAGCGTTTCGGCAATGTGCCCGGTGCGTTCGTCTATGCTACCAAAGGTTGAGGCAAGGGCCTGAAAATCGTTTACCAGACCGTCTAAACCCTTACCGCTTTTTTTGCTTAAGCCCTCGGTCAAGCCGTCAAGCTTTTTAAGCATATCGGTACGGGCTTTGCCGGTTATATCGGCGGCTTGTAATTCCTTTTTAAAGCCGTCTATTGCGTCTAAGGTCTGTTTTTTAGATAGCTTAGCAACGTTATCAAACAGGCGTTTGTAGCTTGCCCATTTGGCTATGTTTTCCTCGTCTAACTTCGTTACAGCTTCGTCGCCTTTGTTTATTGCATTGTCTGCCTCCTCATCCTTGCCGGACGCCCGCAGTTCGGCAGCTTTGCGTAAATACTCCTGCTGTAAAAGCAAGCGTTTTTCGGCGTAAGTCTGAAACTCTTTAACAAGGGCGTCGTGTTCTTTTTGCTCGTCCTTTAAGGCGCTGGTTACACCGGCTCCTAACAGGTTGAGGCGCTCGGTCTGGGCGCCGGACGGCAGGCCGATAATGCCGCCCATAGTCAAAGCCAGCTTACTTTTTAAATAATCGCTGTATTTATCAAACTGCGCCTTTTCACTGCCGTACCGCTCTTTTGCTTTTTCTTCGCCAAAGTCCGCCCGGTACTTCTCAAAGTCGGCAAATAATTGTTTTTGCCGTTCAAGCTCGGTTTTTAGTTTTTCGGTATCTTGGCGGTAAAGTAAATCGCCGGTAGCGCTTTGCTCTACGGGGTCTAATACGCTGGCATCGATTAACGCTGCCTTGTTTTTGTTCTTTGGGTCGGCGTTGTATTTTTTTAGCTTTTCGTTTTCGTCGGCTATAATCTGCCTTACGCGGGCAAACTTCTCTTTAAGCGCTTGTAACTCCTCCTCGTCTTTTGTGTAGCTTTTACGGGCGTATTCGGCATCTAAAGCGGCAATTTTATCCAGCACACTTTTACGGCCAGAAAGCAGGGTATCTAATTGCTGTTGCTGTATGCCGGTATTTTTATTGTCACCGAATGGATTAATGTTAAAAGCCTTAGCAATTTCAGAAGCGCCTTTTTCATATTCTTCCGAAATTGATTTGTAAAAATCGGCGACTTTGTTTTTTTCAGTTTCTTCATCTTTTCGCCGTTTATCTGCCTGTTTCTTTCGTATTATATCGGCTTGTTTATTAATATTGTCAACATCCACGGGGGCGATAGACCCGGGGCCACCAACAGCCCCGGCATTTCTATTAAGAACATCCATAACTTTATCCCAAGTTGTTAGGGCATCGCTATCGCTTTTATTCTTTGCCATACGGGCTTCTATCAAGGCATCTGCATATTTAGCCGCCGCCTTTTCGGCAATAGCCTTTTTTAAAGTCATTTCAATAAATGCAGGCGCTTTATCCGCTATGTTCTTTTCAGCTTTCGAAAGGTTATCAACCAAGCCCAGCGATTTGCCAAGTGTGTTATTATACTCCTCTAACACTTTCTTTTTATCTAAAAATCCCTGCTTAGCCAAATCTATATTAGTTTTCATGGCCTGCACATCAGTTATAGCGCTTTTAAACTTGGTATTCTTCATACTATCGCTAAGAGCCTCAAAACTAAGTTTTGCCTTGTCTATAGCCTCCTTGCCCTTAAACAGCGATACAAAGAAATCCCCTATCTCTTTGCCGTAAACCGTCATTAGGGTAATACCCAACGATAAGGCCGTGCCCCAACTAAACAGGCCGCTTGCCAGTTGCTTCCATACCGGTATACCCTTTTGCCCATTGGCGGCAAGGTCGGCGTTTTCTTTACGCAGGCGGCTTATCTGGTCAATTAAAATCGGGATGTTGTTAGCGATTGCCATAAACCTGGTTTGCGCCGAATAGGTAAAGGCGGGTAATTCCCGGGTAATTTGGTTAATTGAATTTTGCAGGCCATTAAAACCAGACACAGCCTTCCGGGCGGCCGCCTCGGCATCAAAACCCACGCCCTTAATCTGGTCGCGTATTTTGGCAGCCTCGGCGGTTGCTTCCGGGGTGTTTAGTTTAAAGTCTACACCTAATTCTAAATCGGCACTCATAAACCTAATATTTTGGCAAGCTCATCACCTTGCACGGTTTGCGGTTCTTTTTTTACCCACTTCATGCCGGGGGCGTCGGCCAGCATCATGCGCAAGGTTACCCAGGGCATACGCCACAAAATTTTTTCGTAATCCCAGCCGGTTTTCTCGGCTATCAGGTAAATAAGTCCAAAGAGGCTATGTAAGCCTACGGCTTTTAACTCCTCTTTTGCGTCTGTTGGCTCATGGTCGGTTCGGTCAATCTCATTGTCCGTGTCAACCTGATAAAATCGATAAAATCCGCTATACCGCCGCCAAGTACCACAACCTGCATAATGTGCAGCATAGCGTTAAAGGGCATGGCTTCCTGTAGGTATTTAGCCAGCAGGCGGCCAAACAGCCAGCCCCGTTTTTTGCCGCCAAGCAAAAGCAAAGCGGTCATTTTGCTAACCGTACCGGTATGCTTTACCTGTAGCTTTAAGGCGTCATCAACGGTTATATTGGCTAAAAAATCGTCCGTTACCCCCATGCTTAAACGTAGGCGGGTTACGCGTAACATCGTTCCGGCGCTGGGCTGCTTTACGCGTACAATCAGGTGCTTTTTACCGAATAGCCTAAATAACCAAGGGGCGCCGATGGGTATCGGCTGCCCTTGGTTTAACAGCGTTTCGGCGGCTTTAATTTCCGTCTCCATATTATGCCGCTGGTTTACCGTATGTTAATGGAGCTACGCCCGCTTTGGTTGGCAGTAACACTTTACCGTTAATACGTACAATGTTCACATCAGTAGTGGTAAACGTACCTACTAATGACGCGGTAATTTTTACCCGTGGAAACAGCCAAACATTGTCTTGCAAGTCTGTAATCTCTATGGTACGCTCAACGGTTACAACACCTGCCGCCTCGTGGTATAGTATGTTTGGCGCTTCGCCGGTAGTTGTACCGCCGGTTAGGTCGGCAATAATTTCCGGGTCAAACGTTAACAGGTCAAAGTCAAGGGCGGTAATACCCTTTTTAGTTTGTACAATGGCCGGGGTACTTTCGCCCTCGGCATAAAATTCCGTATCGGTTGGAGCGGCGGGCGTTACCTTAATGGTATTTTCCCTAACCTGACCCGGTACGGTTAATACAGTAGCGGCTCCGCCATCTACTGCAATTTCGCCGATTTTAATCGACTTCATTCCGAATGAATACATTTTAAATTGCTTTTAAATGGTTTTAAAATCTGTTAAAACCCCACTTTCGCGGGGTTTTTGTTAATTACTTGCTTGCCTTTTCGGCTGCCTTTAACTCGGCTTCCTTTTCGGCAATTTTGGCGGCGATGTTTTCCGTTTTCATAAAATTGCTTGGCTTGCTGTCGTACAATTCAATGTAGCGTTTCACCAGTGCCGCCCGCTCGTCGTCGGCTGATTTTTCGGATTTGTCTTTGTCGCCGTCGGCTTCGCCGGTATTATCGGCAGGTTTGGACTTGTCTGCGTTTTCGGTAGATGCAGGGTCGGTATTATCAGCCGGTTTTTTGTCACCATTGGCCGGGTCGGCTTCGCCGGGTGTGTCGGCGAGCTTATCGCCGAATTTTTCTACAATTGCCTTATAGTAGGTGGTAACCGCCTTATCTTTCAGACCAGACGCCCAACTTTCGGCGTAATGTTTTGCACGGAATAAATTACCGTCGCTGGTGGCGTAGACCTTGTCTTCGCCCTCGTTTTTGGCAAAAAAATCTTTTAGCCGTTCTAAGAACTCGTTTTTCATAGTAGTTTTTCAATTACCCACCAGATTAGCAGGGCGGCAGCCACTACGGCGGCCAGCCACACCCATACCGGCGGGCGTTTTACAGATAGTTGTTTTTCGGTGGTTTGGCTTACGCTTTGCGCACGCCGCACCTGGGTATTTTCTTCGCTGCTAACCGTGAGCTTTGACCGGGCAACCGGCACGGCCTCGGCGGTATAGTTAACCTTAGTACCCGGCTTACCGCCAGTAACCTTTAGCTTTACCTTAATACCGTTGCTGGTAAACTCCCCGCTGTCGGTTCCGGTACTGTCGGCAACGGCAAACACACCGGTAAGGCTGTCGCCGTAGTAGTCGGTTTGCAGGCTGCTAACGGTATGTCGGTTGCTTAAGCTATCGTTCAGCGTTACGGTCTGCAACACGGTTTTAACCGCCTTTTTGCGTACGCCGCAACCGGCTAAGGCCAGTATTAACATAGCCGCAAAAACCAACAGCTTTATTAATTGCACTTGTATCGGTCTCATGGCTTAAAGAATAGGTTTGCTTCACGCTTACGGCGCTCCACAAGGGTTTTACTTACTTGGCCTCCGGCGGTAATCCAGCGGTTAAATTGCTGCCGTATTTGCTCCTCATTTGCCCGGCTGTTAATTCGCTGCAATAGCGTTGAATTGCTAAAGCCAGCCACACCAACGTTATAGCAAAAACTTACCAGTGCATTAAACTGGTTTTGTGTTAAAGGCAATCTTACACCGTTGTTAACGGCAGCCTCGTAATTTCTTACCACATTATCAAACAAGTTATAAGCTTGTTCTTTACTTATGGTATCGCCCTCTTTTACCTTTCGGCCATCAGGGTAATAAGTGCAGCCTATGCCTATAGTCCACACTCCTGCACTATCTTTATAGGCTTTTAAACGTAACCCCTCCTCGTTAAACAGAAAGGTTTTACCTGCAATGTCTATTTTCATAGCGTTAGTTTAATAGGGAGTTAATTTTGTCCTGTATCTTGCTTATCCAGTGCGTTTTGTCTTTACCGCTTATTACGCTTAGGTTTTCGAGTATCGAAACCATGTTTTCGAGTGTTATTTGCGCCACAAAAAATATGTGCAGCCAGTCAAACAATGCCGCCGCTACGTCTTTACCGTGTGCGGTAAAGCTGGTGCTTAGCAGGTAAGGCACGGCAATCAATATCAGGTAATAGGCACATTTAAACGTAAAGCGGCTTAGCTTCATACTGCTTAACACCTCCCCACGTATATGCGAAGCCCAAATACCACTTACAAGCTCGGCCAGAAATACCACAATTAAGGCGCAAAAAGCGTAGGTGTCTAACCCAAATAAGCGGTCTATTACCGGCGCTGTTGTGCTTATAAACAGGCTGGCCGTTGTTAGCTTATACTTGCTGCTTGGTGCAAGGCTTTGTACAAATTCCAATATGCTGGAATAGTCAAACGTTTGAAGCAAGCGGACAAAATAATTTTTCACGTTGTTTAAAGGTTAAGCGGGTGGCACTCGGCCTCCCCGCTATTGTTAATTAACCTGTTTATTGTTAGGCGGTGGCAGCTTGTTTAATCACCATCACCCCGTCGAAATTTTCACGCCTTGCACGTGCGCCGCAACGCACTAAGAAGCTATACACGTCGCCGTAATAGGTTGGGTCATCGGTTTTTTCAAAAAACTTAACATCGCCCATAGCAAACTCCATGCAATTGCCATTGTAGAACACAATACCCTCATTGTCAGTTGCAGCACCCTCGGCGCTAAGCGGTTTAAACGCTCCGGTATTATCCAACACAAATACGGTACTGCGCACCATAATCTTAAACCCGTAAGCGCTGTACATAATACCACCCCTGCGCTCGGCCTCGCTAACAGCAGCCATATAAGTGGCAGTTACCTGGCTTTCTGCCGGGAACATTTGGGCAGCAGCTTCGCCGGTAATAATAGCGTACATGCGCCCCTCTGTCCAAAGTTTCTTGCGGATAAAGAAACTTTGTGCCCGTTGCAAATCGCCCAGCTTATAGGCCTTACGGTTGCCGGTAGCACCGGGGGCGGTTGCTGCTACAGCATCGCCGGTAGTGCTTAAAATATTACCGGCAGGCAAAGCAGTAGTAGTACCAATAGCCGCTTTAACCATACTTAACAAAACGTCCTCGGCTACTTCCTCGGCCAGCTTTGCGCTATCTTCACGCAATACGCTGTTACGCTTGTCATAGCTAAGCTCGTGCGTATCGGCGTTGGGAATTAAAATCGGGTCGCTGGTAAACTCGTTAATCTGGTAGCTGGTTGGCGTGTCGGTACGCTGTTTAACCTCTGCCGGTAAGGTGGTACGGTTTTTCTTGACAGCGCTGGCCGCACCCGCTTGCGGTATGTGTACATTTCGACCGTCAATGTAGCTTTTATCGACTTGTACAAACGTGCTTAAAAAAGCATTGTCTTTATAGAGGTTTTCCTCTATATGGTTTTGCCAAATGTCCTTTTGGATGGCCGCCCAAAGTACAACCTGAGGCGAAGTGATAAAACCCAGCGCTACGCCAGTTGCAAGGCCAGCCGGTACAGAATAGGCGATATTTACGCCCAGAAAGGCAAACACAAGCATAAACACGAAGATGTTATACAACAGGTTTGCCGGTTTTAACTTAATAGTTTTCATAGGTAGATGATCTAAAAGGTGTTTTTTAAGATGTTTTTAATAAGTGTTTTGGTAGGGTCAGTTAACCGGCGTAATCTTTGCCGTACTTGTCTTTAAAGAGCTGCTTAAACAGGTTAATGTCCGCCGACTTCAACTGGATAAGCTGGCCGGATTTATCAAGGTCGTCCCAAGTTTTGCCGGTGTATTTTCCAGCAGTCTGTGCACTGCCTGCTGACAGCTGGGTCTGCACGGTCGGCGTGCCTGCTTTTACACTCAGCAGTTTTTCAACACTGTCGTAATTAGCTTTAGCAAGCTCCACGTACATCGGCTTTTCGTCGGCCGTAATTTTGCGGGCATCTACAGCACCCTGTACCAAACTTTCCACTTTAGCAGTCAGCTGGATTTGTTCAGCTTCGGCAAGCTTGTCTAAAGCTTCCTGCTTTTCGCGGCTAAGGGTTTCAATTTGGGTTTTCTGCCGGGCTGACAACTGCACCACCTCGGCAATCTTTGTTTCAAATTCGTCGGCCGTGGTTAACTCCTTCACGCCCAACAGCGCCGCGGCTTTGGCGGCGGTTAGTTCGATTTTGTTCATTTCTGTTTCTATTAAAGGGTGTTTAATAAGCGGGATTGCGGCGTTTTCGCCGGACAGCGAAAGCTGAATTAATTCGCGGTTGTCGTTGTAAAGAGCAACCTGCAGGGCATCGTCATTACCGCCGATGTCGCACAGGCTTATTTCTTCAAGGATAGATTTTACAAGGGTTGCGCCCCGCTGGCCGGGAACAAGGTATTCGGGTTCCTCACTCCAATCTACAGGACGAAGCCCGGACGAAGCCATACGAATAGTGCCGTTTTCGTACTTTTTGTAAATACGCATGGCAAATGCATCAGTGTCGTCAAACACAGGCAGGCCGGTTATAACCTTTCCATATTCGGGATGCGTTTCCCGTTTTAGCTCAATCACATTACCAAGGGGAAGTATGCCGTTTTCGCTTGGAGAAAATGCACGGGTGTGCATCCACAGCATAACCGGGTTTTTTTTATACTGACTTAATTCTATGCCATCTGTAAGCACCCGGAAACCGTAATAATTAACCTGTTCCGATGTGATAATAATACGCTTGCTTGCCCTTTTCATTTGTCGCTTTTTCGCTGATTGCTGGCACAAACGTAAAGCGGTTAAAACGGCTTAAAAAATGCGCTATTTGTATCATAGCACTGGTTTTTAGTTATCATAGCAATTATTGCTATGATATAATTTCTGCGTTTTTACCCCCCTCTTTATAAGTGCAATTTTGGGCTACATCTACCAAAAAAAACATGAAAAAACGGCTCACAAAAGAGGAATTGGAGCGGGTTAAAAGCCATGCTAAAATTTTGTATACCCGCGAGGGTTTGACGCTGCAAAAAGAACTTGCCCAGCGTGTCGGGGTAAGCGAAAACACCATAAGCAAATGGGTTATCGAGGGTAAGTGGGAAAGCCTGAAAAAAAACTTTCTGCTAACCCGTGAGGAACGTATGAGCGACCTACTGGACGAGCTTACCGAAATACAAGAGTTTATTAAAAACCAGCCGGAAGGGCGGCGCTTTGCCGATAGCAAATTAGGCGATGTACGGCGCAAGCTGATTAAGGATATAAAGGAGCTTGAAACCAACGCCAGCCGCGAGGAAATAATACACGCCCTTACCAAGCTAATACAATTTGTACGCCCCGAAAACCTGAACGATGCCCGGATAATAACCCAATGGGCGGACGTATTTATCAAAACCTTATTGCGATGAAAACGGGCTTAACACACGCGGAACGGCAAGCCCTGTTTGATTGGGATAAATTCGTTATGGATATGAACCGGGATAACCCGGTAGACCGTGACGAAAGCGAATTAGCCAAGCGAAAGCGTATTGAACGGCTTGAAGCCGACGACGAGACTTGGTTTAAATACTATTTTGCCAATTTCTATACCGCCGAACCGGCAGACTTTCACAAGGCCAGCACCCGGCGCATAATGAAAAACCCGGAATGGTTTGAGGCCAGACCGTGGAGCCGGGAGCTTTCCAAATCTGGTCGTACCATGATGGAAGCGTTAAAACTTTCGCTTACCGGTAAAAAACGTAATTGGTTTTTAGCGTCAAACAGCTATGATAATGCCGTAAGGCTGTTACGCCCGTACAAAGCCATTTTAGAGAAAAACGAGCGTATAATTAACGACTATGGTATACAACGCAGTTACGGCAGTTGGAGCGATGGCGAATTTATCACGCTTAAAGGAGTAGCATTTAGGGCAATTGGTGCAGGCCAGTCGCCACGCGGTAGCCGTAACGACGAGGTTAGGCCGGACGGTATTATAGTAGACGACTTCGATACCGACGAGGATTGTCGTAACCCCGAAACGGTCGCACAAAAATATGATTGGTTAGAGCGTGCTTTAATTCCTACCCGGTCTATATCAGTGCCTTTACTGGTAATTTTCAACGGCAACATTATCGCCGAGGATTGCTGCATGAGCCGGGCAATGGCTGCCGCCGACTATTACAAAATAGTCAACATCCGCGACAAAAACGGCAAATCCACATGGCCGCAAAAAAACACCGAGGAGATGATAGACATTGCCTTACGTAACCTTAGCTATAAGGCTATACAGGGCGAATACTATAACAATCCGATAACCGAGGGTCGCGTATTTAAAAAGCTCAATTATGGCAAAATCCGGCCTTTACGCGAATACCGGTTTTTAGTTGCCTATACAGACCCCAGCTACAAAAAGAAAGGCGACTTTAAGGCAACCGTTTTGGTAGGACGCTGGAAAAACGAGTACCACGTTATTAAGGTTTTTTGCGCCCAAACCACAACCAGCGAGATGCTGGACTGGAACTACGAAATTTTAAAGTTTGTTAACGGACTTGTTCCCGTCTATTTCGACATCGAGTGGCCGTGGATAGACGAACCTATAAAGCAGGAAATTGCGGCAGCCAACAAACGCCATAACCTTAGCTTACACCCCAAGCCAGACGACCGGGACAAGCCCGACAAATACCATCGGATTGAAAGCCGGTTAGAACCCCTTAACCGAAACGGTGAACTTGTATTCAACATCGACGAAAAGGACACCGAGCACATGAAAAACATGCAGGGGCAATTTTTAGCCCTTAGCCCAACCAGCCGGGCGCATGACGACGGACCCGATGCCGTAGAGGGTGCAATCTATAAGCTCGACGAACGCACCGCAAATAACATCGATAACATTCAAACCATAAACACCGCAAAACGCGGTTCTAAACGCATATAACCATGTTTCTAACCAAAGAAGATTTATTTACGCACATCTACGAAGGGGCAATAGATGCTATTAGCGATAATGATGTCCAGCTACTTAACTCGGCCATTGCGGCCGCCGTTAGCGAAGCAACCGGCTACCTTAGTCGCTTCGATACTAACGCCCTGTTTGCTGCCGAAGGCGGCGACCGGGACGCCTCACTGTTGCTTTTTATGAAAGACGTCGCCAAGTGGCATTTTATTAACGTTGCCAATCCCGGCGTGGAATACGAAGCTGCTAAAGAACGCTACCAACTGGCCATTAAATGGCTGGAAAAAATACAGGCGGGTAAAATCAGCCCGGCGGGCTGGCCGCTGCCGGAAAGCGAGCAAGATTTACCGCCGTTCATTATCACCAGCCGTCCAAAACGCGGGAACTATTTCTAAAGACTTTCAGTTATGAGCTACACAGAAACAACCATTGGCTTTAAGCCCCAAAAAACAGCAGACGGCAACGCCCAGCCTGCCGTTGTGCAGAAAATTACGGTAATGCCGTACACCCGCAGAAGCGTTGACCTCGACGACTGGCGGAACGCATCCAAGGCAGCAGAAAGTTTAATCCCTCGCCGGGTTGCACTCTACAACCTATATCACGACATAAGCACTACCGACGGGCAGGTAATTGCCGTTTGGCAGAAACGCATAGATGCGGTTACCTCGGCCGAATGGCAGTTTACCGACAAAGACGGCAACCCGGTTGAGGAAATAAACCAGCTGATTGACTGCATCGGTTTTGACGACTTGCTTACTGAAATTATGAACAGTAAGGCTTGGGGTTACAGCATGGTTGAACCGACGTTTTTTAAAAACGACAATGAGCAAAACGAATTTGCCGTTTATTCCATCCCGAAAAAACACATGCGCCCGGAACGGGGCGTTATTGCGTTTGACCAGCACGGCGACGAGGGAATAAACATCCGTGAGGGTATTTATGCAAAAACCATTATGGAATTTGGTAAGCCGGACGATTTGGGGCTGTTCCTTTCCGCCAGCATGTACGCCATTTTAAAGCGGGGCGACATAAGCGATTGGGCGGAGTTTATAGAAATATTCGGCCGGGGAATTATCGACGCGGAATGGGACGGCTTCGATGAAGGCCAGCGCCAAAAGCTTTCTAAAGCTATTTTAGACATGGGCGGGGGCGGTGTAATTATCCGCCCTGCTGGCACTAAAGTCGATATTAAAAACAATACCGGAAATGCCAACGGCGACCTGCAGGCAAAGTTTGCCGATAAAATGGACGCCTACATAAGCAAGGTACTTTTAGGCTCTACCGAAACAACCGACAGCAGTAAGTCGTCCGGTTATGCGCAGGCGGAAATTCATCAGGAACAGGACGAGAAGAAAAACGAAACGGATTTAACTTTTGTCCGCCGTTACCTGAACAGCCGTTTTATAAAAGTTCTGAAAGCGCACGGGTTCGACACAAAGGGCGGAACCTTTGTACTTAAGAAAACAAAGAAGCTAAACAAAGAGGCTTACGAGGTACATAAATCAATGCGTAACGATTTAAAAGTGCCGATAGACGACGACTTTTTTTACGAGGAATACGGCGTAAGAAAGCCCGATAACTACGACGAGCTAAAAAAAGCCCTTGACGATAGCGAAAACGAAGATTTGCCCGAAAATACCCCCGAAGAAATTGCACGTACCCCCCGGCGTTCGGGCAAAAAAACTGCACAAAAGCCCGGCGACGACAAAGAGGAACTAAGCATAAAGCCGGGTATCTGGCGGCGTCTGTTACGGCTTTTTCAACCAGCCCCGGTATTAGCAGCAATGCCGATAGCCGGGGCGTGCCAGTGTGGCGAAGCCCACACGATTAAGTTAGCCAGCATACCCGATATGGATATAAAGGCTTTTGCCCTAACCGTATGGCAGGCTAAAGGCAAAAATTTCATGTACCCCGATTTATTTTTTCGTAATGCAGAGGCATTATTAGGGGCATTCGTTAAAGGCTGGCAGGAAAAGCCCAAACAAGTTAAGCTAACGGACTTGGGCTTTGAATACGGCTATACCGACCCCAAAATACAAACAGCATGGGAGCTAAATTTATTTCAGTTTAGCGCTATAAAAGCAGCCGCACAAAGCGCCGAGGTAAACGCGTTATACCGTAAAACGTCCAATTTTGACGAGTTCTACCGGCTGGTAAAAAAGCTGTACGGTGTAAAGGATAAACAGCACTTACTAACCGAATGGCAAACGGCCAATGCTGTTGGCGAAAGTGCTGCCACATATTACCGGCTATTGGGGCAAACCAAAGTATTTAAGTACTGGCGGTACATGACCCAGCTTGATAACAAAGTACGGGTTGAACACCAGGAATTACACGGCATTACGCTGCCGTGGGATGACCCTATTTGGAATAAGCTATTTCCGCCGAATGGTTGGGGGTGCAGGTGTTACATTGTCCCGGTATTGGAAAGCGAAGTAACCGAAGCTGAAATAAAAACCAGCCGCAAGCGTGCATCTGATTTTTTTGATACAAAAGAATGGGAGCGGTCTGTAAATAGTGGCTTTGGCATTAACAGGGCGAACGCTAAAGAGGTATTTTTAGAAAGCCAGCAGTATAGCAGCACACCGGATAAGGTGTTAAATAATGTTGGGCAAATGTACTACGACGATTGGGGTATGCAGCCAATTTTAGACCGGCAGGCTAAGGCTACCGAAACATATACCGGGGCGGATAGTCGGGATATTATTACCCAATTTTACGAAAAATACAAAATTAGCAGCCGCAAAATGGTTTTAACAGACTATAACAACAGGGACGTTGTAATAGAAAAGAACCGGCTTTACGGACACACAAACCCCAACAATGAAAACTATAAAGACAGGTATAAATACCTGCCGGGATTAGAAGATGCCATAAAGAACCCCGACGAGGTTTGGATTAATAACGATAGCAGCAGCCAGTTTGATAGCTACGTGTATATAAAATACTACAAAAACACAATTGTAAAAGTTATCTGCAACATAGACCAGGAGGGGAATTTAAGTATAAACACATGGTATAATGTAGTAATAAAAGATACGTCAAGCTTAAACAAGGAAAACGAAAACGATTTATACAGGCATAGGCGGGGATTGCCTGTAAAAAAATAAGGCAACGTTAAATTTAACATTGCCTTATTGCGCCTCCCTGCAATTTTTCAGCAGCGGTATTAAGTACTCCTTTGTACGGCTAACGGTACAAAGGTATAGTTTTATTTAAAAAACTAAAAATGAACGATTTTGATAGTAAGCTAAATAGCTTCTTTAACAACCTTAATGACAAGCTGCAACAGCAGTTCCCTAACATTTTAGCCGAAACCGCTACCGAATATTTTAAAGAGCGGTTCATCTATAAAGATTGGGACGGCGTACCCTGGCAGCCGTACGGTAACCCCAAACGTGAGCCTAAGCGGGGCAGCTTATTGAACCGTTCGCCGGGCGGCCTGATGAGTACTATTAGGCCGTCTGTTATATCGCCAACGTTAGTACGTATAAACGCCGGTAGCGCTAAAGTACCGTACGCCCGTGTGCATAACGAGGGTTTACGCGTACGGGCGGTGCAATACGTACGCCCGCACCACAATAATAATTTTATGGGCAAAGGGCAGCGGGTACAGATACAAGGCCATAGCCGCCGGATAGATTTTACCATGCCCCGGCGGCAGTTTATGGGCAAAAGCCATCCGCTTTTAAATGCCGTTAAAAACCGTTTTAAAACACTTATAAAACCCTAAAATCCGTGCAATCCATTATATCAGTGTAATCCTATCAATCCGTGTAATCACATAAAACAATGAAAACAATTTATTTAAACACGCTCGATAAGCTGGGCGAATTACCAACTATCCAATACGCCGACCGTGACCGGGGGCAAATTGACAAATACGAGGGTAAACCGGCTGTAAAATTCCCGTGCTGCCTTATTTCTGTTAGCCTGCCAAAGCGTAAGAATTTAGACACCCATACACAGCTATGCAATGTAACGGTAACGCTTCGTTTTGCCTTTGAGCGCCTAAACGATGCCAGCAACATAGCCAGCGAAACCCGCCGGGCGCAAGCGGTAAAATATTACGATACGGTAGAAGCTGCCGAAACGCTATTTCAGGGCTGGAATTGTGGCGGGAAAACTTCGCCGTTAGAATGTACCGCAACGGTAGACGAGCAACGCCCGGATATGGATATTGTGCGCTTTACCTTTACCGGTACGTATGTAAAGGATATTTAACCCTCCCCTTTGGGGAGGCCGGGAGGGGCTACCAATTAAAATGCGGGTAACGTTTACGGAGCGCCGCCCGGTCTGGGTTGTTTTGCTTTATGTCTTTTAACAAGGCATCGTTTTCGGTAAGCCGGGCTATGATGGTTGTACCGGCAATAAAAAACTCTTTCTCCATTATGGCAATGGCATCATCAAAGCGTTTGCGGGCAATGTGGTAGTAATAGTAAAAACGATAAGCAAGGCAGGTATCACGCTCGGCAGTAAACACGCTCTTTTTACCCTTGCGGCTGCTGTCGGGGGTAAATGCGGCGGGAAAGATTGCGGTAAGGGTTTGGCTGCCTCGTATCATAGTACTGTCGTACAAAAATAGCAGCCAAACCCTTGCTAATAAAATTGAATTTTGAAACGTTTTTTTACCAGCTTTCGCCGTTATCGTCAAACTCATGCAGGTAACCAAAGTTTTTTACAAAATTTTGGCTTACGCTGTTTACTTCTATGGGTTTAACAGAATACACAAACCGGCCTTTACTTGCTGCAACTAACAGGTATTTACCATAAGGCACATTATCAATTTTAGCCGTACCGGTTACATCGGCCTCAGCCCTGTAATCATAATATACAATTTCATCACTTCCAGAAACCTGTAGTGCGCCTATTGAGTAGTTTACATAGCTTTTATCATAACTTTTGCCAGTTTGCTTAAACAGGTAAATACGGGCGCCAACATCGGCCTTGTAACCCTGAAAGTCGTTGTAAAAATACGATAACTTAACCTCTATACTTCCGGTTTTAGGTTTATCGTCGCTCTTTTTGCAGGCACTTAACAGGATAGCAGCGGTTAAAATAAGTAGTGTTTTTTTCATGGTTTATAAATAAAAAAGCCCCGGCGGTATTGCCGGGGCGTAAAGTTAATTATTTAAAAAACATCGTCAATATGTATATCCATATGCACGCAGCGCAGCGGCCCTGCCTCAAATGTACGGCCGATGCTTTCCACCAGTTCAAACTGATACTCCTGGTATGCCTGCCGACTGGCAAACTTATTATTGGTAATTATGCGATGCATCAACAGTTCGTTGTGTTTCCTGGGCATCAGGTTCCAGCCATTAAGGCTCATCATGACTACTACAAGGGTATGCAGGTCAAGTTTTTTATGCTGTTTCATTCCGCACCCCCTTTCAGTTTATTAGCTATACGCAAACGCAACCCGGTATCCTCTATCAAACACACGTCGGCCATAATATCTAACAACCGTTCGGGGCTTAACCGATTATGGTTACGCCTTTTTACTGGCGGTAGCTGTACCTGCGGGGCGCTTACCTGCAATATCAGGTTTTCAGCCCAGTTCCTAAACTGCTTTGCCCGCTCGCTCTTAATAAAAAAGCCCAAACGCACTATGCCCGCTTTTGTCCAGTACACAGCGTGGGGCTGGGCGTTTTTACCAAGGGTGTCGAAAATATCGACACCCTTTACATAGTGCTTTCCATAAACAAACTCATTGAGGTTTTTAGATAAATGGTCTCTAACCGTACCGGCAGAAACGCCGTAACCGGTAGCCACATCTTTAACGGGCATTAAAAATTCATGGCTTGGGTTTTGAATAACCGCTACCGCCAAACCATCGGTAACTTGCAGGTTAAGCACCTGCTGATTTTCTTTGTAAGTCATGAAAAGAAAATTACACGCAGAAGCCCTGTTACTTAGGTGTGACTTACAATTAGCACGCAGGGCGTGTAACCAGTGCATTGTTTCCTTTGCACCACCATATAACAGGGCTTCTGTTATTGTTAAAAAATATGTCAAGTGTTATAGCCCTTGACTGCTAATTGTAAGTCAAAGGCAAAGTAGGCTATTTTATTTTACAGTTGCAAATTTTTGGTACATCTGGTTTTTACATTGCGTTTAAATGTTTCCTGTACATATTTTCAAACTGGGTAACAAGCCGGGGCAACTCGTCGGCGGTGTATTCGTCTAATGGTTTATGCAAATAGCCGTATTGCTTACACCAGTTGTTTACCCGCTTTATGTCTACCTTATACTTTCCTGCGGCATTTTTCTCGGTAGTTTTCCAGCCCAGCTCGTGGGCAAGGCTTAGTATTTTGCGGCGCATTCTGCTGGCAGCCGTTTCAGGCAGTTTTGCGCCGTTTACAAGCATTTGTATAACGGCGGCGGCCTCGGTGCCGGTTAACTGGCTTATGTGCGTTGTACGCCCGTCAGAATAGGTGTAAATCAATTCTTCTTTCGTTTCGCTATCTACCTTTAACCGGTTAAGCAAATAGCCTATCATGGCATTTTGCTTTTTAGTGCTGTGTATCATTTTTTCGTTTTTTTTAATTAAACCCCTTATAACGGTCAATTTGCGCCATTAAAACGGGCGCAAATCTTTGCGTTATATGCAATGGCTATTCGAGTAGTCCATGAAATTCATTGTTTCCACATTTAGGGCATACGTGGTCGGTTTGATACTCATTAATACGTTTATGAGCTTTTTCCTCATCTCTTCCCTGCCATTTACACTTTTTCTTCGTGCATTCATATCTTTTTGCTTCTTCACCCCATCGGGTATATTTTCTTTTTGCCATATTTCTTTAAGTTTTGTAACCGCCACTGCATATAACAAGCAGTTTTACGCTATGCCAGTGGACGGCTGTTAATAATAATTTTAGTTTACAAAGTTGGCACAGCGTAAAGCTGCTCCAACGTTAGCGGTCATTTTAAAGCGACATCCGTAACTGATGTTCACCCTTCCAATTACGACCGTATTTTCTATTATCAACATGCTGCTTTAAATCATGCGATAAATGACACTTTTGACACAAAGCAGCAAGGTTATTAAATCGGTTATTGGTCTTATCATGGTCAATATGAGCAACAGTTAAAACAATCTTTGAAAATCCATGATACTTTAGGCTTTCAGTCATGTTACTATGACTATGCTTAATTCGGCTGTGTATCATATCCCAATCTGTTTGACAAGGCTCTCTAAATGTGCCATCAGCGTTACGTTTGACAACTGAACCGTTTTTTATTCCACACCATTCGCATTTACCTTTTGCACGGTTTACACGAATGAGTTTGCTTATCAACTTCCACTTTGGATGATACTCTTTATAGTTTATCGGCATAGCGGTTGTTTTTGTCCGGTGGACGAAAAACGAACCGCTAACATTGCATTGCAGCAATAGGGGCTGGACGTTCTTAATCTCACCATTTTGTTATTAATTTAGCTTTATTAATAGTTTCAGCAGACGGAACGCTATTGCCCCTACTGCTTCAATGCTTCAACGTTATTTCTCCCTATTCCAATCAGTTTCGTAATACTGTTTTTTTAGATAGTTTTCGGGGTTGGCTTTAGCGATGCCGGTACGGGCGCAATAGGCGTCGTAGGGTTTTATTTGCATTATTGCCCGCATTTTATCGGTATCTTTTAATTTATTCCAAAGGGGTTTACAGCGTATGGCATGTATTTTTTTGTCGTACGCCGTCCAAAAGGTATCAAAACTCAAATCGGGCGGTACTTCTTTTAGTTCGCCGCTTATCTTAACTTTTAGCTGGTTTAGGTAGACTTCATTAGGCGGCAGGTGTGCTAACAGCCAGTCCGTTTGTTTGTCGCTCATGTCGGCGGCATTGTTGTAAAATACAAGGGTTCCGGTACTGTTAAATCCAAATTCAACAGCGCCGGTAAAACTTTTCGAGGTTAAAATGTACTTTTTCATTGCTCTACGGGGGTTTTAGGTGCTTTTTTAGCCTTTGGTTTAGGCGTGTTTTCTGCACGTACCCCCATAGTTTCAGGGGGGGGTACGTGCATTTTTTCGGGGGTTTCGGCGGTGTTTTTATCGAATAAATCCCCTTGTTTGGGCTTGTTTTGGCCTTTTAACCTGGCTAAGAAGTAGGCAGGGTTAACTTCGCGGGCTTTAGCTTCCCACACTAAAAAGTCCTCAAAGCCGCCAAAACGGTTTTTTATCACAAAGCCTATATATTTATCAATAAATACGCCTATACCGCCGTCGTATAAAATACGTTCGCCAATACTGCTTTTAGGGCGCTTACCAGCTGCATGACTGATAAAAATAAAGGTCTTACGCTTAAAGGTGTTTTTTAACAAAATATAATCATCCCACGTAAACCGGGTATAGTCCACACTGTCTACAAATATAAAGTCGGGACTATTACGCTTATCGAGGTACTCGTAAAGTTCCTCGATATAGGTTTTGCTATGGTCTCGGCTTTCGTTTGGGTCTATTACGTAAAACTGGCCGTTAACCTCGTCCATACGGTTGCGGTTAATGGCTTGCTGTAGGTCAAAACCGTGTCCCTGCTCGTAGCTTATCCAAGCTACTTTACCGTAACTGGCAAGTGTTTTAGCCAGCCTGATACAATACTCTGTTTTGCCGTTGCCGCTATTGCCAAACACAATCATTTGAAAGGCAAAAGGAATATTGCCCAAATGCGGCGCAAACTCGCCGGTTAAGCCCATTAGCTTAAACTTTTTTTGCTGGAATTGATATGTTCCTAATACTTTCATTGGCTTAATTCTATTGTGTTAGTACCGGCTAAAATGCCGGTACGGGTTCGTCGTTGGTGCTACGCAGATACACCACCTGCGTATCTTTTACTAATGCGCTGTATTGGCGGCGTTTAAGGGCTTCGGACATGTATTTATTATCTAGAATATCACAAGCGCAACAAAACAGCTTATACGTACGAAAATGCGTTACTTTAGTGTCGCCCTGTACTATTTCAAAAGGCTTTTTCTTTTTGTCGCTTAGCTTATAAAACCGGTCGCCAACTTTCAGCGCCCCGGCGGTGGTAATAGTGTTGCGTTGCATGTTATTTCAGGTTAAGGGCTAAAGTGGTGTCGTACGGGTAAAGCCCGGTAAGCTCAAAGCCCAGGTAATTATTAAACTCGGCTCGGCGGTTATCGCTGGTTGTAATACTGGCTTTAACCGGTTGGGCGTATTGCAGGGCGCTAACAGATATATCCATTTTAACGCTATCCAGCCCTTTGTTTTCAAAACTGTAATGCCATTTACCACTAACCACAAAGTGCTGGTTTTTACCCCGCTCGGTTTCGCTGGTGTGGTTCCAATAGTTATCTTCTACATACACAAGGCAGTAGGTGCATTCTACCGCATAGGTTACGGTTTGTGCCGGGCTTGGTTCCGGTGTTGGTTCGTTGTCTTTTTTGCAGGCTGTAGCCGCCGCAATGGCGGCTAATAAAAATAGTTTTTTCATGGTGTTTATTAGTTTTTAAAGCGGTTTAAAAGGGTTTTAAATGCGTACTTCGGAGTATAAAAAAAGAACTCCCAGCCGAACGCCCGGCAGATAATCAGGCGGATTTTAAGGCGATGTTTAAAGCTGCCTTGTTTAAAGGCTTTATGTTCCAGTTCGAGCGCCTGCCGGTCGTATTTTTTTATGCGGTCTAACCAGTGTGAATACAGGCCGTATTTGTCAATTATAACCCACTCAAAATTCCCCTCAACAGTTTCGTACTTTTCACCAAGAATATTTTTAAGGGGTTTAATTACATCGCTACAATAGGTTTCGGGAGCATCGTGCAACAGGGCTTCAAAGCGCATCATATACGGCGCTAATGCCGCTACGAGTATGCTATGCCAAGCAACGGATAGACGTTTTTTACAATGCCCGCCGAAACGCGGTATTTGGCTTAATGCGTGGATTATGTCCTTATCGCAAATCATGTCGGGCGTCGGATTGTTTAAATCAACCTGAATGCCGGTATAAGTCTCAAACTGGCCAAGATGGTAGTCGTGTACGTTTAGTGGTTTTGTGTTCATAATTTATTGTTTTAATGTTCTGAACCCGGCCGGGGAAGCGAACCCCGGCCAATGCTCCAAGCCGGGTTATAATTTTGCAAAGTCCAATACTATTGGCATCCAGTTTTCGCCGTCTTGGCTCTTTACAAAAAATTGCGCATAATACCGGGTTTCACCGGGTACAATACTTTCCTGCAAAAGCTCGATACCTTTGCGCCAGTTTTCGTTATCAAACTCGTCTTTCATGCTAATCAGGTGCAACACCTGGTCTTTATCCAACTGGCCTTTTTTTCGCTCCAACAGCTTTCTAACCAGTTTAGAAGTAGCGCTATCGTCGCCAAATTGCGATGTTAGAAAATCAAGGATATGCCGCTCCGCCTGGGTCGCACGCTCGTCAAATCGTGTGTTATCTTGCCGCTTGTATTGTACCTTAAAGTTGCTGCACGAGGTCTCTAATGTAAATGAACCTTTACCATCGGCATGGCGCTGGCTATGTTCCTGTAAAAGTTTATACAAGGTTTCTAAGTCGCTCCAAACCGCCGCTTTAAAGTCTTTTAAAGCATCTTTTAAAGCGGCTGCCTTATTTACTATGTTGGTTACAGTTTCGTCGCGTAACACCTCGTATTGTTCGCGTTTCTGTTTTCGTTCGGCAGCCTCGTCAGCTTCTTTTTTAGCTAATAGCGCTTTTAATTCAGCGCTGGTAAGTTCACTTAGTTGTTTTGCTTGTGTTTCCATTTTCTTCTATTTGTTTAGTTAAAATCTGTAGTCGTTCCATTATTTCGTGCCGGGTAACGTGATGGGCGTCCGGGTGGTCTCTAAGCCAGTCCTCGTATTCACGAGCTTGCTGTTCTGGTGTCTTTGGTCTTTCTTCCATTGGTCTATTTGTGCTATAATTGCGTTTGCTGTATTTATTTCGTACTGCCATAAGCCGGGGAGGTAGGTTAGGTTGTCCCATTTCAAAAACAGGTATAAGGCCAGCGCCTCAAAGGGCTTTAGCGTGATGTTGCCGGTTTTACCGCCTATGCGCCTAATCATTTTTTGCAGGATTATGGCTATAATTTGCCTTATCATTTCTTCGCCGTCGTTTTTAGGGTAAAAGCCATCGTAGTACAGGTGGCCTAAAAAATCGCATATAGCGCCAAGCTGATAAGGTGTTAGTTTCAGTTTCATACGCCTAATGCCTCCCTGCATTGCCGGTACAAGCGCTTAAAAACGCGGTTGGTAAATAGTAAGTCCTCGGCATCTCGTAACGTGTGGTAGGCGTTAGTACGATGCCGGTTTAGCTGCCGCGATATGTCTTTAGGCTCCATATCCAAAAACCGGCTCATTAGCAGTGCTGCCGCCTTGCGGGCATAGTTTATCGTGCCGTAACTTCTCTTGTTTCCCTGTATGTCGGCAACGGTTACCCCGCTTAACCGGGCGGCAGTTTCTAAAATGGTTTGACAGGTCATAGTTTGCCCCCTTTCCGTATGTACTCTTTAAATAGGTAAGCACAATAGATAGAGCCTGCACAAAACAGGACAAATGCACCGGCGCAAATCTGGCCTATCAGTTCCCATGTAAGTGTTTTCATGCGCTTAGTTTTAAATGGTTATCTAACTCGTTTTTAGCCTCGGTATAGCAGGCTTTGTAACGCTTATCGTAGCTAAGCATATCGGTTGCTATACCGCAACCGTAATGAACATTAGCCCGGCTTTTTCGGAAGTATGAAGCGACCACACTTGGCCGTATGCCGTACTGTACCGCTATGTAGTAGCATAGATACCGATGCTCGGTTTTAAAGCGTTTTAAAGGCAGTTTAAAAGCGTTAGAAACGGCCTTTTCAATATGAATCAGATTTATCATACGCCTGCCTCCACTGCCTGCCGGTTTAAGTCGCCTATCATGTAGGCGTATGATTGTTCCATAATTACCCGGTGCGGCCAGAACTCGAAACCGTCCACGTCGTTAAGGCTCTCGTATTGGCGAAGCAAAAACGGGCGGTTTTTGTAGCCGGTAGCCCAGCCGATAAATTCAGTGTCGCGGGCGTTCCAGTGGTTTACCCACCAGCGCCAGAATAGCGGCGCTTTGGCTACATTGTTCACGCTCCAATCGTCGGCAGCTATCAGCTTGCGGATGTATTCCAAGCCTTTGCTTTCTTGATATTCGGCGTACTGGTCTATTGTCCAGCCCAGCAGGCGCATTACCTGCTGTTTATTGGCCTCTGTGAGAAACTTTTGGACTTTCATTGGTTAGTTGCTTTATGCTTAGATATTTCAAACTCAAAAGCCTCAGCCGTGTCGAGGTTATAGACGTGAACTATAAAGTTCTTGCCATACTTTTTGTCGATATCCGGCATAATACTTTCAACTGCTGATTCAGGTGTTTGGGCTCCTATTTCGTTATAAAATAAAGAGCAATTAAAGGGGCTGGATTTGTGTACCCTGCAAACTTCAACTTCAAAACGTGCCATTACACCGCCTCCTTTCTACGCCTTAATTCAACCTTTACGGATGATTTTAAGCGCCTTAATGAGTAATCGGAATCGTTAACTAAATAGGTGCATCGCTCTGGGTCATTTATACCGTTTATCAGGGCAATGCCAGCCAAGTCAGCGGCAGTATTATCGCCAAGGTCTATTATTTTGCCATTTAGGCGGTCTATTATCTCTTTAGCGCCCTGTTTATCCTTTTTAGCTAAAGTATCAAGGCTTTTTTTAAGATAGGGAGCGCCTTGTATAAAGAATGACACACAGCCCTCGGTACGGTTATAAATGCTGATAAACAGAAACTTTACAATGTCTTTTAGCTTATCAAATTCATCAATAATAAAGAATGGATTTTTAAGTCCTAAAAGCTCCTCGCAAAGAAAATTTAGCGCTTCGTAATTACTTAACCCGGCTTTTTGTTTGCCTATTGCCCGTAACATTTCGGCCAGAAAATCGCCGATTTTCATAGTCTGGTCGCAGCTTACCAAAAAGCTGTTATCATTTTCCGAAACAAATAGTTTCGCAGTATGCGTTTTGCCACGTCCGGCATTGGCTGTCGCACCTCTTACCTCGGCGTTCTCTTTAGCATCAGCATAAAGGCGCATTAGCTTTTTACTTACCGAGGTATCGCTGTGTATCCAGTCACTTTGCAGCACCTGTTTATGAATACCCAGCCAAAGACTATCGGCCATGTTTTCCCATTTGCCGTTTAGTATGTTACTAATGGTAGCCCCGCTTACACCGAGGCGTACTCTGGCCTTGTTTGCACTGCCGATTTTTGAAACATAGTTGGCTAAATCGGCTTTAATTTGTTGTTTTGTTTCAGTGTTCATAATGCACTACTTTTTAATGTTCGCCGTCCCGTTCGCACCGGGGCGGCTTTTTGTTAGTATAAATCGTATATATCTATTTCGTCAGTTGTGGTTTCCGGCTTGGTTTCCGCTATTTGTTTAGGCGCTGCCGGTATAGCTTTAGCCGGTTGGGTGTAAAGGCTTTCGAGGTATTCTGCCTCGGCGCCGTTCTTTACGTCTTTAAGCAATACCCCGGCTTGTAACAGGCTTTGCGGGTTAACATCGCCAAGCGCTTTCATACGCTCGTGTATGGTGTTACTCATTAGCTCGGTAATGCGTTTTTTACCCTCAAATAGCTGGTGTAAGCGTTCGCCGTCGCCCTGCTCATAGTTGGCTAAGGCGGCAGGGACTTTGCGGTATTGCCCGGCCACAAAGCGGAAGCCGTCGCCGGTTACCAATACCTCGTTAAGGTTTTCCGGGTCGTAATAGATGTCGGCTTTTTTACCGTTATGCTCGTATATTACCATATCCGGCACGTCGAGGCTGATTTTTTGCCCGTTTAGTACGGGTTTCAGCCCGGCAGAAGTGATTTTAAGACCGTCACCCAGGCGTTTAACGCCGGTTAGTTGTAGTTTTACCCCCGCATCTATCTGCCGCTTTTGGCTCTTTTCGCTGGCCTTAAACGCTTCTAACCATTCTACTTGACGGCTTACGCCCGTTTTCGGGTTAGCCTTTTTGCGCATCACGTTAATAAAGCCCTCAACAATGGCAGGCATTTGCTCGATATTGGGGTAGTTTTTGCTGGCTTCTACAATATACTCGGCGCTTAGCGTCTCTTTGGCCTTGAAGTTCTTACCGGCATAGTTATTACTTGGCAGAACCTTTAAAACCTGATGCCATTCTACGCCAAAACTGCGCTCTATGTACTTACCTTGCGGCACGCCGTGCGCTTGCGGGGTAAACTTGGCAATGCGCTTGTAAAATTCGCCAAGCTCGTTTTTCATTTTAACATCCAGTCCCCAGCGGTCAGTTTGTAGCTGGTGCGGCAGGTAGTAACTGCCGGTTAGTTCGGCTATGTGGTTTAAAGCATTGCGGAAGGCTGAATAAATAAGCTCATGGGTTACTTTGTCGCCGATGGCATAGCCTAAAATATAGTCGTTGTATGTGTCAATAATGACGTACAGCATCGGCCGATAATACTTGCTAACCGAGCGTTTACCGTCGTTCCAGCGTTCAACCTCAAAAAACAGGTCTAAACAATTGTCGTCGGCGTTTATTTGTAATAATGGAGCGTCTGCCCGCTTGCGTTGTATTTCTTTGGTATACTTAGTATAAGTAGCTTTTTTGCCATCACGTACAGGCGCTATAATATGCTCGTTTTTCCGGCGGAAATAGCCTATGGTTCCGGGGGTAACGGTTGGTTTTCCGTGCTGTTTTGCCCAAAAATTGTACCCGGCAGCTATTACAGTGTCGTCGTGCTGGCGGGGGTCGCTCAACAGCTTGAATAATACAGCCTCGCTTTCCTCGTCGGCTATCTTGGCGGCTCGTTGGTTCCCGAAGCGGTTAACCTCTACCAACATGCCGTATTTCTCGGTTAAATCGGCGGCAGATGCGTATTTCTTTACCTTTTCCTTTAGGCGTTTTGCGTTTGCCGGTATGGCAACATCCTGCTTAACAATAAGGTCGCAAACAGTGTCCCAAAAGTCCATAACCGACAGGTTTAAGGCACGTTTTAACGCCCGTTTGTCGGTTGTAAGGTGACTAATCATGTTCAGCCAGCTTGCCGCTTTGGTGTATCGTTCAACGTAGTTTATTTGAGGCTTACCCTTAGCGTCGGTAGCGGTAGCCGGTAACGGCTGGCCGTTCGGTAATACGTAATCGGTGTAGAATTTTTGGGCTTCTAAATCCCAATCTATCAAGTCTAAGATTGGCTGTTTTGCGAGGTATTCGTACGGGTTCCCGTATTTCTTTTTAACGGCATCTTTGTATTTATCAGGCAGGCTTTCGTACTCAATAAACACCTTGCGCCCGTTGCCGCCAAAGCCATGAACAACTATATTACCCCGCTTTTTATTCTTTTTGTAGGTGTCAGGCAGCATAATACCCGGCACAAGCTCGGCGTACGTAAGACAAAGTATAGTATCGTTGAGGTATTCCATTTTCGTTTTAAGTTCCCGCCCTGCGGCGATGGCAGGGTAACGCTTTCGGGAATTTTGCTACATTTATAATCTCACTTAAAAAAATGCAGTATGTCAGAAATTAATAAATTTGAGGTCTTAGGGGAACATCTGAACCGAAGGTTCGACCGTCTGGAAGCGATGTTTGTCCTTTTAAACGCTCGGGTAGAATTGTTACAAAGGGTTCTTGTGGACGATATAAATCAAGTCCTTGAAAATAGAAGCGTACTCCTTGAGGGCGACATAGTTCGTCTAAATCAAGACCTTCAGGAAGTATTAGACGTTTTTCAGCAATTAGATAATCGCGATAAGCAGGGGTAA